AATAGACGGCGACCCGGATAACTACGACGGCAAAACGGATATTAATGCTACGGAGCCAACCGGCAGCTCACAGTCCGGCATTGTGTTTGGGCGTGCGAAAGGCTTTACCGCTCGCGACTTTGTAAAAGATTACAACTCCGGTGCAGACCCCATGCGGCAAATTACGTCACAGATTGCACAGTACTGGAATAAGCAAAGGCAGACATACCTTATTAACATTCTCACCGCGATTTTTGGTATCAGCGGTACAGAGTGGGCAAAGCATACGCTTAGGCTTGCCGCAGACTCGGGTTCCGTGGCCGACGCTAACAAAATTGGTGAGACTTCAGTAAATGACGCCACAGTACAGGCCGTAGGTGATAACGCAGGCATTTTTTCACTTGCCGTGATGCACTCTACCATAGCAAACCGTCTCGCAAGTCTCGACCTGCTGGAATATAGAAAGTATACCGACGCACAGGGCATTCAGCGCCAAATGAGGATTGCCGACATAAACGGGCTGACCGTACTTGTAGACGACGGTGTGCCAGTTGCGGACAGCACTATTGACGGTGCAAAAGAGTACACTACTTACGTTCTTGGCACGGGGACAATCCTCACTGCTACGGCGCCTGTAGACGTACCGTCCGAGGTAGCACGCGAAGCGGCAAAGAACGGCGGGCAAAACACGTTGTACACCCGTATCCGTGAAACCATTCATCCAAACGGCTTTTCATTCAAAAAGCCCTCGGCAAGCTACACTTCCAGTCCAACCGACGCACAGCTTAGCGCAACGGCAAATTGGAGCCTTGTAGCAAAACCCAAAAACATAGCAATCGCGCGTATCGTTTCTAACGGTTAAGAGGAGGGCAATGTTATGGACAGGACATCGGAGCTTGAGAAGGTATACCGGCAGTTACCGGACATTACGGACGATGACAAACTGATTGTCAATGATTTATACGATGACTGCTATAATATCGCCCTTGAAAAATCAAACCGCAAAACAGGGCAAGAAACATCCGCCCTGCTTGCGATTATCCGTGGCACCACCATTGCCGCATACAATAAGCGCGGCGACGAGGGCATGACAGGCAGTACAACAGGCGGGCAGAGTTTCAGCTATCAAGACCTTGAGGACCAGCTTACAAAGCGCATTCTCGGGGCTAATCTAAGGGTGTACAGGCTATGAGACGACAGACGATTACCATTGTCTATGTAACTACCTATGTTTCCAAAAAAGAGCATGGTGTTACCGTAGGCGGATACACAAATCTCCGCACTGCAAAGCTAAATGCTCAAACGGATTATTCCACCCTCGATATGCAGGAGTACGGGCAAACAGTCAATGAGATAATCAAACTCCGTTCAAACCAACTCCCGAATATTAATAAAGGCGACTATCTTTACTTTACAAAGCCGGAAAAGCAAGGCACATTTGATGTTGGAAGCGTAACCTACGACGACTATGGAACCGGCGAGTATCAAGTAGAAAGCATACGGCCGTCTTTTAAGGGTATAAAAACAGTACGAAATCCAACGCTGATTTTAGCGCGAAAACAGACAGCAGAAAAGCTTTAGCTAGGAGACAAAAATATGCCAGTACAAAAAGTGCAACTGCCTATTTTGCATGATGTTACAATCTATTCTCAATCCCCGTATGCAACAGTGGCAGTAGATGGTAAAAAACTTGATGGCTTACGCAGAGTGTCTTTTAAGGCAAATGTCGGGGAGCCATGTACAGTCACGCTTGAGTTTCTCACACACAATGTGACTATCAGAGGCAAGGCTACTATACAAACGAGCCGGAACGCCGAAAAAAATAGTCAACTCAAGCGTGGGGACAAAATTTATCAGGTAGTATGTGCAGACAATGAAACATTTGTTGTCGGGGAAGTTCACGGCGCATCCGTGGATTATAAGCACTTAGAAGCCTATTCAAATTCTTCCAGCGCAAGCACGCTGGAAGAACTACGCTTTGAACATATTTAAGGAGGAAATAAAGCAATGAAATATCGTAAAAAGCCGGTCGTTATTGATGCATATCAGCCTTACCGCGGCACGATGCCTGATTGGTTCGAGAAAGCACTCTCCGATGGTACTGTTGGTGATTGCGTCGATGGTAGCGGATTTGACATCAAGACGCTTGAAGGGAAAATGCACGCAAACCCCGGCGATTTCATCATTCAGGGTGTAAATGGCGAACTTTACCCCTGCAAGCCGGATATTTTCGAGAAAACTTATGAGCGCGTCTAACCTGTTTTCCGTCGAAATAAAAGGCGTGGAACACCTCGATAAAACGTTTAGACTTATTATAGATGGCCTCCCAAAGGCCATTAAAGCAGGAATGGAAAAAGCACTCAGTGACACGCAAATAGCAGCTATGCGCCTTGCGCCAGGACCGGTACGAAAATCCATACGGTATGAAATTCTTAACGGAGATGGCAATACGCTTACCGGCCGGGTATTTACCGATACAAACATTACACCGTTTGCCCCGTATGTAGAGTTTGGCACTGGTGTAAAGGTTGATAACGAGGGTGTCGACGACGCCATTCGGCTTAAGCGTGCAAAACACATTCCGTGGTATATTCACGTTTCAATGGTTCCTGCGTCATTCGCGCGGTACGGGTATCCGCTCGTAACAGGCAAAGACGGACAGCAGTATTGGGAAGTTGACGGTATGTATTCGCGCCCGTATTTAAAGCCTGCGGCGTTTCAAAACAGGGAAAAAAACACGCAGACTATTACGGAAGCAGTTGAAAACATGATAAAGGAGGCGGCAAATGGAACTGTATGAAATTAATACAGAGCTTATCACACAGACGGTTGTTGACAAGGCCGCAGAAGTTTCAGAAATTGGGCAGGATGGCGTAATGCTTGCAAACCCCGAAAGCGATGCATATTTCCCCGCTTGCGTTATACAGCCGCCGCTTGAAAAGCCTCACGGCATGGCGGCATACGACCTTTCTTTTACCATCGAAGTGTGGGCGGCAGACCAGTACTCCGCTCTGAAAATTTTTGACAAAGTAAGAATAAAACTGGAAGAATACAATCTTGCCTTAACCAACAATACGCCGCTATTTTATGATACGGCCACAAAAAAATGGCGGTACGGAGGATACTTTGAAGTCCGATGGAACGCTATTACAAACGCATTTGAACAAAATCAAGGAGTGATTATTTATGGCAGAATATAGTGCAACTTTAACCCCGCCAAAAACAAGCGTTGGGACCGAACTTTGGTACTCGGAAAAAGAGACTCCGTCCACAACGGCAGACCTTATACAGATTTTTCTTGTGCAGGAAATCCCGACGCTGAAATCCGCGCCGGAAGCGGTAACTTATTCTTGCTTGGAAAGCCCAAACGAAGGTACGGCACGCGGCGTGGCAAAGTCTGAAACGCTGACAGTACCAATCTTATTTTCCGAGGCACAGCATGACGCGCTAAAAGCCCTTGCAGATGCAAATACACAGCTTTACTTTTGGGTAAAACTGCCGGACACTACAGCTGCAGAAAGCGGCAAGCCTCTGACTTTTAAGTTTTCCGGCACTATCTACCTCGAAAACGATACCATTTCAAACAACAGCACTATACAGGAAAACCTTACGATTTACCGTGACATGGTTGTAGGCGAGCAAAAAGGACTTCCGACCGTATCTTAACATAATCCCCGGCCAGCAACCGGGGACAATCTTATAAAAGCAGGAGGATTATTATGATAATTACTGCAAATGGGAAAGAAATCGAATTACGTTTTAAGACGCGCTTAATGGAACGCTTTGAAGAACGTTTCGGAATAAAAGATTACATGAAATTTTGGAAAGAGGCCGCTAATGGGCCATCCTTGAAGGTACTCGAGATTGCGCTTGTGACGTTCTCAGACGGAGCTATAAAGGATGTAAGCGCCGCTGCGGATTTTATTGACGAATATACGGCACAGGACGGAAAAACTGTTTACACGCTATACGGAGAAATAATACAGGGCATAAACGATAACGGTTTTTTCAAGGGAAAGCTGACAGCCGACGAACTGAAAGCGGAGATGGAATCTCCAATTTTGGACATGACGGAAATCGTGAACAAAGCGCTATCGGACGTCAGCAAAGAATACGTTGTCGGAGCTGGACAGAATGTATCGAAGCAAGCCGCCCTGCAGCTTACCAATCGGGAATAACACCGCTTGAATTTGCGGAAATGACACCGAGAGAGCTTTCGGAATATATCGGTGCCAAACAGGAAGTAGAAGAAGCAAAATATAAAATGGCCGCCCGGCTGTTTGACTTTGCAGCAATCAAAATTATAGCAGGGCGGCATTTTAAAAATCCGAAAAATATTTCGCTCCACGATTATTTTCCAACGTTGTTTAAGGCAGACGGAAGTCCGGCACCTCCAACAAACATATCGCCTGAGCGAAAACAGAAAATTGCCACGGATACTTGGAAAAGGTTTCTCGGCATGTGAACGTCTTGAACGTCATCCTTTCGGGTGGCGCTCTTTTTTTTAGAGGTGATTGGTATGGCAGTAACAGTAGAAGAAATTGAAATCCTTGTAAAGGCAAATATACAAGACGCACTTGCAGGAATGACAAAGCTCCGTGAACAGCTTAAGGACATTCTTTCGGCGCAAATGCCGAATGTTCAAGCACAGATAAAACCTGCAAAACAAATTTTAGACCAATACGGCAATGCAATAGAGAGCGTGTCAGAGCAGACCAAAAAGCACGGTGACGCTGCTAAACAGGCTGCAAAGGCTACGCAAGAAGCAGCCAAAAAAGAAAAGGCGGCGCTTGATGAAATTGCAAAAGAGCATGAAAAGATTAACAGGATTGTTGAGGAGCAATACAATGCAGAGAAAAAAGCGCGGGAAGAAGAATCAAAGCAAGCTGCCCAGCAATATAATATTCCCCACCAGCGCTACGAACAGCAAGAGTTCAGAAGCTCAAGCACTTCTGCAGAAAGCGTTCCCGAACCCACAGCATGGCAAAAGTTTACAGCTCGATATTATGCCGCTCTTGATAACGTAAAGGAAGCGCTTCACAAGGTTGGGCTGTATGGCAACGAGGCAATGGGCAAAGCAGACAAAGCTACGAAAGCAGCAACCCGCTCAGCTAAAAAATATGGCGACCAGTTACAGCACTCTGCAAAGAAAGGTACAAACGGCTTCTCAAAACTTGTCAATGTGTTAAAACGAGTTCTGCTATTTTCAATAGCCTATACAGCACTTGGCAATATCGTAGACGGTGTAAAAACAGGCATTAATAACCTTGCATGGGCTTCAAACAGCGCAAATGTGGCCATGTCAAGCCTTGCTACGAGTTCGCTATATTTAAAAAACAGTTTTGCTTCCGCACTCATGCCAGCAATACAAGCTATTACCCCCGTAATAACGCAGGTTATAAATAAGATAGCCGAGCTGTTTAACTGGATAGGAATGCTAAATGCCCGCATTTTTGGTGGAGCGACGACCGTTACCGTAGCTAAGAAAGCGTCTGTAGATTATGCTGGGACTTTAGGAAAAACGGCATATGAAGCGCAAAAGGCTGCCGACGCAGAAAGTAAGGCCGCCGACGCCGCGAAAAAGGCGGCAGACGCGAACAAAGGCTCACTTGCAAGTTTCGATGAACTGTCTGTTATTCAAACGCAGACGGCCAGTACATCTTCTTCTTCATCAAGTACACCGGACACTGCTTCAAATGCAGGTGAAGGCATGCCAGCATATGAAGATATGTTTGAAACTAAGGAAATTCCTTCAAGTATAGCCTCTATTGGCGATACAATCAAAACCGAACTTGCAAAATGGGCAGGATACGCGCAGCCCACGATTGACGCGTTTAAACTATTAGTTACATCTTTGGAACCGCTAAAAACATTTGCAGCTAAAGGTGTCGAGGACTTTTACAATGACTTTCTTGTACCAATAGGCAAGTGGACTTTGGGTGAGGGACTTCCTGGGTTGCTACAGGTTTTAACGCGCTTTAATCTTAACGTTAACTGGGATGCCATAAACGAAGGACTCGATAGTATATGGAAAGCCCTTGAACCGTTGCAGGAACACATAGGTGAGGGACTTTTATGGTTTTTAGATAATGCTCTTGAGCCATTCGGCGAGTGGTGTATGAATACCATAGTCCCAAAGGTCCTTGACATCATAGCAACGTCGATTGACATAATAGATAGTGCTATTGAAGCAGCAAAGCCAGCATTTTTATGGCTTTGGAACAACTTTTTAAAGCCTCTTGGAGAATGGACGGGCGGGGTTGTTGCCGATGCTTTACAGACTATTGCCGATGCTCTTCACGCACTTAACGATGTTTTAAAAGGCGATTTTCCGAAGGCAGCTGAGGACGCTAAAAAAGCTCTTGGCGATTTGTGGGACTTAGTAGGTTCTATTACAGGCGCAGGCGGCAGTTCAATACAAGTGCAAGCGCTCGGCGATAATGTTAGCGAGTCTACTAAGAGGGCTATAAAGGCGTTTGACGCTTTATCTACAAGTGCAGACAAAGACCTTAAGCAACTTGAATGGAGTGGCGACAATGTAACAAAAAGCGCAGCTAATAAAATTAATAAAAACATTCAAGGCATGGCCGACCAAACTATAGCTGGATTTAAACGTCAAAAAGAAGAAAGCATAGAAAACATACAAGACCTTGCCAGCATTGCCGGCGGAATTTCAGAAGAGGAATCGGAAAAAATTATATCCAATGTAAATACAACATACGACAGCAGAATTAAGCAAGAACAGTCTGGGCAGAAACAAATCAAAGAAATCCTTGAAACCGCTTCAAGCGAAAATCGTGGGCTTACGCAAGATGAGTCGGAGCAAATCAATCAGATTAAATCCACTATGTACGACGATGGGGTAAAAGCCCTATCAAAAAATCAGCTTGAGCAGCAAGCCATTTATGAGAATATGCGTGTAAACCATACAGCGCTAAGCGCTCAGGAAGCAGCCGACGTAGTTAAAAATTCTAAAACGGCTACCGACAAAGTCATAGAAGATGCCAATACGCAGTACAATGACCGCATTGCGGCAATTATTAGGGAACGTGACGAAACGCATACCATTTCTTCTGATGAGGCAGACAAACTTATCGCCGCGGCAAGTAAAGAACGCGACGAAACGGTAAAATCTGCTCAAGACAAACATCAAAAGGTCGTAGATGAAGCAAAGGAAGAGTCAGGCGAATGTGTCAATCAAGTAGATTGGCAATCAGGAGAAGTGAAAACAAAATGGCAAGTTATGACGGATGATATGGTAAATACCGCAAAGACAAAGTGGCAGGAGATAAAGGATTTTTTCGAAAAAAGCATCCCCGAATGGTGGAACAACAATGTAGCTCCATGGTTTACTAAGGAAAAGTGGGCAGCAGAGTTCGAACACGTAAAGCAAGCTGCAACAGACAAATGGAATGAAATAAAGAAATGGTGGAGCGAAACCGCTATCGTAAAGTGGTGGAATGATAGTGTCACTCCATGGTTTACTAAGAAAAAATGGGAGGACATGATGCAAGGAGTTAAAGATGCGTTTGGAAGTATCTTTAAAGCTGCAGCAAATACGGCCATCGGAATGCTAAACGGCATAATAAAGGCTATCAACTGGGTTATAAAAGGGCTAAATAAAATACATTTTGAAATGCCTGATTGGGTTCCAAAAGTCGGCGGAAAAAGTTTTGGAATTAACATCCAAACTGTTGCCGAAATTCCCGCGCTTGCGCAAGGCGGCGTACTAAAAAAGTCTACGCTTGTAAATGTAGGCGAATATGCGGGCGCTGCTACAAACCCCGAAATTGTAGCTCCACAAAGTATTATGAAAGAAACCGTCATGGACGCAAACGGGCCTTTTACCGCCGAAATTTTGAACGAATTAGAAGCACTAAAAGAAGCGGTAACTACAGCAATTAGCAGCAAAAACCTTTCGCTCTCAATAGACGGTACAACGCTTGACAGAGCTACGAGGCCGGCGCGGGAAGCTGAAAGTCAAAGAATAGGTGGGGCATTGTTTGAAATATAAAAAAGGCCGCTTGAAAGCGGCCTTTACTTTATTCTTGCTTACTTTGATTTTCAGACTTAACAACTTTTGACGGATATTTTTGCACAAATATTGAGATTGCAAAAATAGCGGCAAAAATAAACATTATAACAGCCCATACCTGCAAGTCTGAATATGTACCTACGTTCGAAATGCCAATTAGTCCGCCGACTACGTATAAAATCGCAGCGGCAATGGCGCCGCCCTTATTGTTTCTTGCAGCCACGCCAACTATTCCCGAAGCAAGCAAAAACAATGCGAGTAAAAGTCCGGACGACCCGCTTGTTTCTCCCTGAGCAGCGATAGCATTCCCAATTCCTGCAGCGCACGATTGGAACATAATAATTATCGAAAGAACGATAGATAAAATTCCCAATACTAACTTTGTTGTTTTCATTTTTATTCTCCTTTAAAAGTTATATTTATTCTGTAATACTGCAATCATCAAGCATTACAGAGGTACTTAGCAGAGTGCCCTCACAAGTTCCAGTAACAGTAACCTTTTCACCTTTCTTTAAACTCGCAATATCACTTTCTTTGTCTTGGCTAAAGTCCATCCGGATTTCATTAAATGGCGATATTTCAAAAATTATATACGGTTCTTGATTAATTTCCCTGTCTATTTTTGATATGCTTCCCGTTACGGTTACTTGCTTCCCTTTATATTTTTCGTCTGCATTAATTGGATTGTCTTGGTACTCTTTATGCAAGGTCTTATAGTCTACTATTATAGGACCGTCGTCAGAACTTGCTTCCGCCTCGCTTTCAACTTTTGCTTTTATTTTATTGTAATTTTCTTGCCCTGCGGAAGTTAGACTTACGGTGCTGCTGCTTACTTCACTTGCAGTGGAAACTTTGTTATAATTAGGAACCGCATTTGCAGCTATAATTGCGACAATAAAACATGTGACGAGACCGATTAAATCAGCCCTTTTATTTTTCTTTTTAATAGCAGATACAATAAGAGAAACTAAAAAAAATACCATGCCGATTACTGCACTAAGTCCTAATGCTGCGCCCACTTTTGAGCCAGGCAAGAAAATTAAAAAAATCAAGAACAAGATAATTGCAAAGACTCCCCAACGAGGGATTTTACGTTTTGGAGATGTTTCTTTAGGTGGTTTCGAATTTGATGGCAAAGAATTATTAACTTCCATATATAATTACTCCTTCCAATACAAACTATACCACATTTTTAGCTTTATGTAAAAGAAATTTTAAAAAGAAATTAAAATAAAGATGGGCAGTTATCCATATTTAAAAGTGCTATAATAAAAATAAGTTAGAACGTCTTGAACGTCATCCTTTAAGGGTGGCGTTTTCTTTATATTGGGGGTGCCGACGTGATATACAAAGGAGTTTTA